AGTCTTAACCAGACCATCATCACCCTCAATATTAATATCCACGGGAACTTTACCCTCTGCTTGAATATACTGATTGTTGTTAACCATGTGCTTAATAAAGCTCTTTAACTCTTCTACATTTAGTTGTACTTGACTCATAATTCTGTTTTTATAATTCTAATTTAATCACTTTACCTGGTAAACTATTATTCATATAGGACTGCTCTGACAAAACCCATAAAACATTACTTTTAGGTTTTACACTTGTACTACACTCACCGTCAGTAAAATACACCAGGCTAGTATATTTCTTTTGGTTTTCATTATAATATTCTAGGACAGGATCAAATTCAGTCCCACCTCTACCATGTATATCCATTTCATGCTTTCCTGTATAAGGCTTAATAGAATGTATCTTAGTATCACACTGCACTATAGTAATATCAACACCTGCCTTATAGATATGATGAATCTCATTCATAAACTCTTTTAGCTCAGAATCACTTACAGAACCTGAAGTATCTATAGCTAATAGCATATGTTGTTTCATCTTAATCTTGAGACCCGGATTTTCATTAAATCTTCTATTCTCTTTCCGCCTGATCTTCTTAGTAAATACTTTAGTACTTATACCAGTAAACCTACGGATATATCCCCGCCAGTCAAACTTAGGTGGTACTATTTCTTCTACTATGATTACACCTTCTATCTCACCTGGTACAGTACCGCGCTTTTTGACAGTTTGTTCTTTAGCATCATTCAGTACTTTTTGCAATTGCTTATCAATTAGCTTTTGCTCAGCTTCAGTAAGACCTTCAAACTCATCCCAGGTATCATGATTAGGTACATTACCCATCTCAATGTTATCAAGAAGATTATCCATAGCAGGACTACCACAAGTACCGTTTTGCTTTTTCTTATCTTGTGCTTCTTTAAGCTTATCATAGTAATATCTACAACCAGCTTTAAGATCAAGATTCATATCCTCATAATCCTCAATAAAGATACCTCTGCTAGGAGCATTCTTAAGTATCTCAGCTATTTCTTCAGGACTTGCTCCTGTTTCCATAGCTGCAGACATTTCAAGTTTTAGTTTTTCATTCAGCGCATCATACTCTTCTTTAGTATATTCTCCTCCCGGCAACCAAGAACTTTCAATATACTGATTGATCTCCATCATTTGTGTTAACTGCAAGTTTCCCTGCAGATCGGACTATACCTTCACCCCAGTAGGGTGGCTTATTGTAGTCTCTGAACCTCTTTCTTTAAAATAGTTTTCAAATTTATTCTTTTTTCTGTCTAACCAAACAGTAGCATCTTTATATAAATAATTATAAAATGCTAATACTTTATTAGGACCAGAAGATGAAGAATACCAAATATTACCTGATTTTCTTTTGTCTTTCTTTGGAACATTGATTGGAGCATGCTGTACTAAAGTGTTTAAAAATTCTTCAGTTCCACACATACCAATACCAATACCTTTATAACTTTTTGTTTTTCCTTTACGTGTATAAATAAATACAGTCCCATCACCATCAAAATATCCCCTTATAAAATGAGATATCAGTGTTGGATTAATTAAAGGAAATTTAAGTATTAAAGACTTTCTTGGAACACACCCAAGTTTACATAAATCATTAAACATTATTTTGCTAGTTAAATATATACCATAGACATCTGTATATTTTTTAACTGCAAAATTACCATCTATTGCTTTTATGAACTTTTCTATGACCTCTTTATCTTTGACAACAAGAGTGATTAACTTCTGACCATTAGGTTTATCATGTACGCAACCATCTGCATATAAAAACCCAAGCCAATAAGCTTTTTCCTCTGTATCAATTTTATTAAAAAAGTTTTCATTCCAAGGTCTTCTTCTATAAATAGAATTAGATCTTTTAGTAATATTTAATTCCTTAAGTTTTTTATTAATAAAACTTTCAGAAACATTTAATTGATTTGCAATTTTCTGACAGGATAAACCTGTATTATACAAATCTATAATAGAATTATCTGGTATATTTAGCTTTTTCATACTACTAATATACTAATTAATTTCTATTAAACAAACAATTTAAAGAAATTTGGCTGCGGATCACCCATTTGGACATCTCTATCTTTTTTACTATACCTGAATAATTAGTTCAGCCACATACTACCTCACGGTGCATGCTTAGTAGATAGAGCTTTAGGATTTTCCCGTCAATTTAAAGCTTTCTCTTACACATTACTGTGCAACGGGACTAGGATTAATCCATTGCAACATTTGCAAGTCTCTTATCACTAAACTTAAAGAAAGTAGTAAGATGTCCAAATGCAATATGCAATAACTCATGTTTTAATATACCTAGTCTCTGGTCTTCATTAAGACCTTCCCAAAACTCCGGATTAATAGCAAGCTGATAATTAATACCATTCTTACTAACTCCGGCAGTAGGAACTCTTTTACTGTCCCAAAGCTTATTTAGCATGATAAGAAAGAACCCATAATAGGGCTCGGCAAGCATTAAGTTCTTTGATGCTTTTGCTAAACTTTCATTTTTATTTGTTACATTCATATTATAGTATTATATTTGTACTATGGTTATTAAACAAAACAAAGGTTATAAATTACCTTTATCTAAGTTAGAAATTATTGATAAATACCTTTCTGGTTTATCATGTTATGCAATTTCAAAGGAATGCAATTGTACTCCTCAGACTATTCATTCTATAATTAAAAAATCAGGAACTCCATTAAGAACATTAGCAGAGGCTGCAACAAAATATACCCATGATAAAAACTTTTTTAGTACTATTAATACTGAAGAAAAAGCTTATTATTTAGGATTATTGTATGCAGATGGTAATGTAAGTAATAAAGTTGTTTCAATCACACTACAAGATAAAGATATTAAAATTTTAGAAAAATTTAAAGAATGTCTTAAATATACCGGACCTTTATTAACTATTAATAAAACAGGTAATAGACAAAATCAAATTAAACTTGCAATTACATCATCAAAACTTGTAAGTGATTTACTTAAACATGGTCTTTATCCTAACAAAGGAACAACATTAACATTTCCTTTAACTGTTCCTAAAAAATTGCAACATCATTTTATCAGAGGTTACTTTGATGGCGATGGTTGTGTTTATGCAAATAAAAAATCCGGAGACTACTTATTTAGCATGTTAGGACCAAAAGATTTTTTAATTAAAGTACAAGAAATTTTAATAAATAGTCTTGCTCTTAATAGAACTAAATTATACAATCCTAAAAATTGCAAGACTACTCAACTGCATGTCTTAACTTATCAAGGTAAACAAAATTTAAATAAAATTTGTAGTTTACTTTACTATAATGCTAGTGTTTTTTTAGATAGAAAACACAATAAATTTACTTAAACTCTGAACTTTATCCATTAGTCTTTTAGTTTAATATTTATTTCAAATTTGTCTGCAGGATAACCTAGTTGTCCTAGAAATCCTACCATATCAACCACAAAGTTTTCCAAAAACAACTCTATTGAATCTTTAGAAGATCCATTACTAGTCATCATAGAAAGACATTTGCCACTAGTCAAATTACCATCACCAAATGTAGCAGCTTTACTTAGTGCTTTATAACACTTTGGTGCTTCTTCTTCCCAAGTAGTTTTTGCCAGCTTAGAAAACTTATACAATACAAGTAACTCTCCAATAAACTTTTTGTGGTCAGCATTTTCCAATGCTTGGAATGCAATTACATGATTCTCTGAATCCTCAGATTGCAACATACTCAATAAATTCTTTACTTCTTCTTTGTCAAAAATCATCTTTGCCATTACTTTTCATTTTTTTGTTCAACAATTTCAATTAACTTTTCAATACAAGCAAGTTCTGCTTCTTCAAATGTTTTTACTTGAGTTGGTGGTCTATGTTGGGCAATTGTAAGATAATAATCTACTGCATGACTCTCTTTATCTGAAAAGAAAGGAATTAATTGATAATGTAAATCATACTTCTCTCTAAACCATCTAAATGCTTGTTGGTAAAGTGGTGCTTTAGTTAAGTTCTTATCATCTGTTTTTGGTTTATAATTAAAAAAATGAGTACCATTGTAATTATAATATCCAAAACAAGGTTCATTAAATCCAAGTTCTTTTAAAGCTAATGCTTGTTCATAAGGCACAAATTCTATTTCCATCAGTCTTCAATTTTTAATGTTTTTATTGCCCATTCTTTGGGTTTACCAGATTCAATCATATCTACCCATTCTTTTGCAGTAGGGATATAATTATTGCAATCTTCCTTTACATGCTGTTCAGCAACATATCTAGTATATACAGTCTTACCATCAGAGTTGACAAAAGACATTCCAAATATCTTTTCACATTCAAATATACCTTCACTATGATGCCGGAACATTCTGTGTTTGCTATGACCTATCCAAGCCTTAGTAGCATCAAACCATTCATGAATATGGATATAGTCAGTAGGTATACCACCCCACTTTTTTACTGAGGATTTAGCATGCTGATAAGGATGTGCCATTATATTTTGCTTAATAACTGAATAATCTCATCTCTAATTTCAATACCACCGTCACGGGATCCTTCAAGATATCCTTCATTCCATGTATCTGTATATAAGTCTCTTACTCTTTCAAGTATCTCATCTTTTAATTCATCTGTTAATGTTTGAGTTTCCAACTCATCAATTAACCATCTTTCAAAATCTTCCATTATTCTTCTGCTTTATCTAAGATACTACCATCATGAAAATAATCTTCAGTCTCAGTAATTCTTATATGATTATTAATAATGTATTTACCTGAAGGAATAGAAATACATAAACTACCATATCCACCATCATTATTCCACCAATCTTCTACATCATCAAGAAGTTGATATGCAAAATTTTCAATTTGGTTGTAAGAATTTTGATCAAGATTAGCAAGATTTGCATCATTTGCCCAACTGTCTATATTATCTTCTACATCTTCTGGAGTTTCACAAATTTCTTTTGTGTAACCTATCCATTCTATGGCTCCGGAATCTCCGGCACCATCATATTGTACTTTAACACCAGTAACACCTAAATCAGCCAACTTAAGAAGAAGGCCTGTCAATTCATTTTCTGTCATAACTATTTGATTTTATAAAACCGGCCAAGTATATTGCCGTTTAAGAATTCTTCTTTTTCAAGTACTTCATACAAGAACTGATGTTTAGTCTCCTGATATGTGAGCTCCATCTGAGTATTACATATCCTAAGAATCTCTCTTTTAATTACTACTCCAGCTTTGTGAGCATCTTTAAGAACTTTATTACTACTGTAATATCTCATAAAGTCTGGTTTCAGTTCCCGCTTGTACTTCTTTATTCTTTTATCAGTAGACATAGCCAGTGCTTTT